CCATATCCTTAAGGAGGCATTGTCCAGAGGAGAGAAGGGGGTAAGGAGCAGTTGCAGCTCCATTCCAGGTAGCTGGGACAAAAGAACCGTTTGCACCTACAGTGCTGGAATTAGAAGTGCGGAGAGGAGCACCAGATCCAGCAGTGAAGGCGAGGATGTTAGAGGAGAATGCACCAGCGTTGAGGGCAAGAGTAGGAACGGGGCGGAAATAAGCGGCCTCGGCGGGGATTTGCTTCATGGAGGTCTGGAGAGAAGTCATTTGTATATTCTTATATGACAAAAAAAATACGCAAACAGCCGGTATTTTTGAATAATTATTTGAGATTTAAATAACAACTCCCTTAAATTAACAAAAATGCGCCGGTACTTTTGAAGTCTCTTCGCCCAATATTGGATTAAAATAGTCAGTCGTCGTTGATTAAAGTTGTCCAATTTTCCCCTACATCATCAGAGATGTCATTCAGTTTATCACAATCATGGATTCCTGGACTTGGCCCAGTTGCAAAACAAAACGGCCGTATTAATCTAACAGAAAGACCTTCTGCCGGTGGAATAACACCTGATGATGCATTTTTATACCCTACTGCTCCGGTAGGCTCCAATAATGAAACTGTTAAAGACTTAATGCGTGGTAACTGGGAAGTTACACCACTATCCATTCAATTCTTTAGTAATAATAATATTAAAGCTATTCAAACATCAATACGCCATAAAGTGTATGAAGAATCTGGTCATAAAAAATGGGTTATTGATGATCAGTCAATTGATGAACTTAAAATTATAATGCGTGCTATATTTTTACAGTATAGTCATAATAATGAAGCAAATATTGGTCAACAAATTAATCGTTTAAATGATATGATTATTAATTGGTCTGTTCCAAGAATTATGAGTGAAATACAACAATACAGCTTTTATCTAAATGATATTACTCATATGCCTCAACAACTTTCTCTTCCTGTAAATATGTCTGGTTCTGGTACTAAAAGTTTTTCTTTGGGTCCTTTTATGTAAATATTTATCAAGAACTTAAATTATTCCTAATTTTATTAACTAAGAATGAATCAAGAATATGAACCCTATTGGTCTAATTATTTAAATCAATATGATTTATCAGCATCTTATTTTCAAAATATCACAAATAGTACTAATAAATATTGTGTTATTGTTGAACCACGTATAATGCCTATCTTACCTAAAGTTATTAAAAACTTTATGTATTTGCTACAAAATAAAGGCTGGGGTCTTATTGTTGTTCATGGTACTAAAAATGAATTGTTTATTAAATCCGAATTATCTGAATGGCCGAATGTGAAATATTATAATTTAAATGTAGATAATTTAACAATTACATCATATAATCAGTTGTTTTGTACACCACCTTTTTGGAATAAACTAAAAGAACTCGGATGTCTTCATTCATTTATTTTTCAAACAGACACAGTCCTTTTAAAGGATGATATTGACCGATTTATTCAATATGATTATATTGGTGCGCCATGGTATGTTAAATTTATGGGGATGCTAGAAGTAGGTAATGGTGGTCTTTCGTTACGTAATGTTGATAAGATGATTGAAATAACATCAACTTGTCAAAGAACTTTTAAACTTTCTAACGGTACCCCTGTTCATTTAGAAAACGAGGATATTTATTTTGCTTTTTGGTGCCTCATGAATAATTATAAAATACCTACACCTACAAATGCAAAAGAATTTTCGGTTGAAACTATTTACTATGATAATCCTTCAGGTCTACATAAACCACTACTAAAAGAATTCCCTTCACGAGATTCTTATATACAACTACTCAATAAAAAAATAGTTTAGGGTTCTAGAATATATTTATCAGTAATAATATTACGTTAGAATATATTTTTTATTTCTTAGAAATCTTTTTAGTTTTTGATAAAGCTTTTACATCCGCATTATCTAACTCAATCTCTTCTGCTCTCTCCACTACATATCCATTCCACGCCTCTTCAAACTCATCTAAATCTTTTAGCCACATTACAGTTGGTGTTGTTGCTTGCAATAAATCTCTCTCCTTTGTCTTATTTTCCATATCCTTCTCAAGCTCCTTAATAGCTGACTCTTTAATTCTATCAATACGCATTCTCAATAGATAATCATATCCTTTTACATCATCAACCTGTGACTCATCTGTTAGCGCAGGAATAGTAAGAGCCTTCAATTGTCTTACAATACTCTCATCAGTTTCCCTTGCCAACTTCAAACGACCATCCAAGAATGCCCTCACAAATAGAAGTCGCGCCGATAACTCCCTCAATTCAACTTCAATATCAGCCAATCTAGCCCTCTTACGTTCAACATAACCGGCCATACGCGGCTCATAAAAGGCTTCCATCATATCACCAATAGTTGCATATTTCTTAATATTGTTCAGATGGTCAAAGCAGCACATATTTGTCTTCTTATACGTTGTCTGTAACTTGAAAACCTTCTCAAAGAGTGTTCTATCTGAATCAAACTCATCATACATATCTTCACTTAGATATAGAATAATATCTACTTTTACGTGTGAACCCATCTCTTCAAAGTTCTTTAATCCACAATTATCAGCACCCTCCGCGGAACACACTTTATCCAAGAACTCCTTATATTTCTGTGTCCATGTCCCTACAGGTAACTCAGTAACTCTTACTGTATGTTTCTTATCATCAAACTCGTATTTACCATGAGTAATCCAAGTATTCTGGTCAGCTCTTGAAATACGACCTTGGAATCCAAACCACCAGGGGTCAAGTTCGCGGCTTGATAAGCTGTCCACTTTTCCTGTTAGACGAGCGCGCTGAAGAGCAATAATATGTTCAGGATTATGAGGAGGAATATCCGTTGAGAAACCAGTACCAATACCAATAGAACCATTAATTGCCAAGTAAGGAAGTACAGGTAAATAATACTCTGGCTCAATCTTCATACCATCATCATCTAAATGTTTCAAAATTGGAGCATCCTCCTTACGAAAGAGTGTATCTACAATCTTACACAAATGTGTATGAATATACCTAGGAGATGCCGCATCTTCACCTCCCTGAATACGTGTGCCAAATTGACCATATGGCTTCAAGAGATTCAAATTATTAGAACCTACAAAGTTTTGTGCCATGCCAACAATAGTTGAATTAAGCGACGCTTCGCCATGATGATATGATGTATGCTCCGATACATATCCAGCAAGCTGCGCAACCTTCACTTCTCCTCTTAAGTTTCTCTTCAAACATCCATAGAGAATCTTACGCTGCGACGGCTTGAGACCATCCATCATTGAAGGGATTGACCTAATATTATCAGCATTAGAGAAATGAATGAGTTCGTGGTTAATAAAATCTTCATAAGGGCAATGACCTGATGCAAACTCAAGCTGTTTCTTGGGGTCGTATGTAGAAAGCCATGTCTTACGGTCTTCTGCACGCTTCTTACTAAAAGCAAGAGTAATATGGTCATCAGATTGTGCAGTCCATTCGTATTTAATGTCATTAAGCTTCTTAAACCACTCTTTCGCTTCTGCAGGAGAAGATGAACCCAAACCTTTATAATATTTAGTAGTCCATCCACGACCACCTACATGTTTCTCTTTCCACTCCTCAAAAGCAGGAAGAGAATAGAAAGCCTCTACTTGTTTTCCTTTAATTGCTTTTACAATAGGAGTCATAAGAGAACAGACAAATCCACACTTAAGAAGTGATGGCCATTCTGCATGAATTAAGTTCATTACCAAACCCTTAATATGAGAACCATCGTGGTCTTGATCCGCCATAATCATAATACGACCATATCTCAAAGATTTCGTATCATTATATTTCTTTCCATGCTCAAGCCCAATGATACGCTTAATAGCTGCAATTTCTTCATTTGCATTGATTTTAGTAAGACTGACATCACGTACATTTAGAAGTTTACCACGAAGAGGAAATACACCCCACTTTTCACGACCCACTACAGAAATACCAGCAATAGCCGATGAAGAAGCTGAATCTCCCTCTGTAAGAATAAGCGTACATTCATCACTTTTAGTAGTACCTGCCCAAAGAGCATCAGTGAGCTTGGGTAGACCACGCAATGTTGACCTTTTCTTACCATCAGTCTTCTTGGCTTCACGGGCTAGCTTTGCATCAATCACTGCTTGTGCTTGGTCCAATAGTCCTAGTTTTACAAGGCCTTCTGTCAGTTTTCCTGTCCATTTAGGTTGTGAACCGAACTTGGATGAAGGGGTGGTTAGATATTCCTTTGACTGTGAATCAAAGGAAGGATTTACAACAGTAGAGTTAATAAAGAATACAACTGAATCCTTAATTTGACCAGGTTTCAAATCAATCTTCTTCTTTTTTGAAGCAAACTCACAGAACTCCCCAAGTACATGACGAACTACCATATCTACATGCTTACCCCCTTTACGAGTATTAATACCATTTACAAATGAAATGTTTGTTTCTGATGGCAATCCTTCATCCTCATCTTCATAGAGCTGATGAGTAAGAACTGCTGCAAACTCCCAACGAGGACCTGCGTTTTCGTATGCAATAGATGCTGAACCTTCTTTTAGGAATAATCTAGTGAACTTCTCAAATGTATTCGTTGAAATGACGTGGCCGTTCCATGACACCTTAACTGTATTACCAATTAGAGCAGCAAGTTCAATTGCGCGTGTATGAAGAACTACAAACATATCATCAGAGAGTCCACCTGGGAAACGTTTAAGGTCTGGTTCAAATTCAATAGATACCATACCAGTCTTAGAAGTAGATTTCTTGATAACTGGTTTTTCACAGTTAGACATATTATCAGTCCATGTCTGTGTATACTTTTTTCCATTCTTAATGTCTACAATATCTACTGTAAAACGTTTACTGAAAATTGATGTAGCTTTTGAACCAATACCATTTTTACCTCCTACAATCTTTTCTTCATTCTGATTGTAATTGCTTGAAGTAAGAAGATGACCGAAAATCATTTCAGGAATCCAAATCTTCTCCGTTGGATGTTCCTCAATAAGAATCCCATCACCATCGTTTTCAACTCTAATTGTAGCCTTATTTGATGACTCACGATCTACTGTAATTTCAATACTTTTAATTGGAGTTTTATCTTTTTCAGTTGTTGACCTAATATAAGCATCACGCGCATTTACAAGAATTTCGTCAAAGATTTTATAAAGACCAGGGTTCATCATTACCTTTTTCCATGTCATATGGCTTGATTCTTTGTCATAGACCCAGCGACCTTCTTGGTTTGTTTCTACACTTCCAATATAGGTATCAGGTAAAGTCAGAATATGCTCTCTTTGAGATAACTTCTTATAATCTTTGGCACTAGACATCTTGTAAAGTTTTGAGGTAATATAACATCGTACCCCACCCTTAAATCAATTTTAATTTTATTTAGTATATTTCAACATTTATATCCGACATATATAAATGAAGAAAAATAATCAACAAAGACGTCAAAGCCATACAAAAAAGAAAGGAAGGACAGTAAAGAGACAGCGTGGAGGAATTTGTCCATGTGTTATGCAACAGCAACAGCAACAAAGACAAAAAGGAGGTTTTGCGATAGCTCTTATGAATCAATTTACAACAGCAGCATCTCTCCTAACACCTATAGCAGTTGCACTTGGTATTAAAGCATATAGAGATACCAAAAAGAAGACCAGAAGAGCGCGTTAAATAATCTAATAAAAACTCTCATAATTTTATTGAAGAAGTCCAAATTATTGCGAAAATTTGCGCGCTAATTAACTAGTATATAAAGCCCCGACACTTTCAGAATTGTAATGAGCTATTCTAGTAATGCTAAACCAAATATGAATGGTAATCTGTTTGAAATTAAGACAGTCCAATCATCTGCATTTAGGACATTAGTAGAAGCACTAAAAGAAATTATTGCTGAAGCTAATATTGAGTTTGACTCAACTGGTATTAAAATTGTAACAGTAGATGAAACTCATACAAATCTCGTCTATCTCAAACTTAATGCTGATAAGTTTGAGCACTATTATTGTCCCGTTAAGTATGTTCTTGGTGTTAATATGATGTATCTTTTCAAGCTTATTAAGATGCTTGAGAATAATGATAATCTTACTCTTTATCTACCAGCAAAAGACCCTAATAAACTTGGTATTCTTATGCAGAACTTTGATAAACAAACAAGTAAGAATATTTATTTGAAGCTTTTTGACACAAATGTAGAGGATATTCAGATTCCTTCTTTATCATTCACTTCAATTATTCATATGCCTTCACAGGATTTCCAAAAGATTTGTCGTGATATGAATAGCCTCGGTGATAAGGTTGAGATTACTTCATCGGCTGGAGACCTTATATTTAAATGTATTGGTGATTTTGCAGAACAAGAGACTATTATTCGTGAATCTCAAGGCGCTATGCGTGTACAGAAACAACAAGGTTCCAATGAAATTGTACAAGGTGTATTCCAACTGAAGAATCTGTTCTTATTCACTAAATGTACTAACTTATGTGCATCTATTGAGATTTATTTGAAGAATGATGCCCCTCTTATTATTCAATACGCGGTGGCCAATCTTGGATCAGTTAAGCTTGTTCTTGCTCCTATTAGGAGTAACAAGTAATTTCTGAGAACAAAAAAAATGAAAATTATTAAACCTAAATGCATTTATACAATTTCTGTATAAATGACGACTATAGGAACATTAGATACAGAGGATTTTATAAAGTTTAAAATTCTTTCAGATACTGGAGAATATCTGAAAGAATTTGAAGGAGCCTCTTATGCAAATAATACTTTATATGGAGATAGAGTAGAATGGAATACGACATTAAATAAAGCGGCTCTTATTGAACGTTCTCAACATACCAGATTAGTTGGTCTTCTTGATTTAAAAGACAAAACAATCTATGGGTTTACATCAAATAAATCACCAATCTATATGTTTTATCCATTTGACCAGCGCTATCCTCCTTTTAGAGTAGGTTGCTCTGAAAAAGATAAAACACGTAATCGTATTGGAATTGTTAAGTTACTTGAATGGATTCCTGGAAATAAATTTCCCAGAGGTTCTCTAGAACGTATAATTGGCTCTGCTGGCGACCTTACTGTTGAAACACAAGGCCTTCTTGCCCATGGGTCCCCGTGCTGGTCTTCCAAAGCAGAGTTAGATATTCCTCCTGGTGCTATGAACTTCGGTACCGAAGAAGAATATAGCGAAACAGGCACAATCAAACCCTATAATAGAAAAATATTTGGACCTGAATGGAAAACTATTAATATTGACCCTCCTGGATGTAATGATATTGATGATGTTATCTCTATGTGGCAACACCCATATGGCGATTGGCTAATTGCAATTTCTATTGCAGATGTTGATGAATTTGTTCCAGAAGAAACACTAAATAATTTATATGCATGCAGTACTGCTCAAACAATTTATGTTAACGGTGAAGCAGTTAGACCTATGTTACCTACACAGTTCTCGGAAGGACTGTGTAGTCTTCTCCCTAATAAACAAAGTAAAACAATTTCCCTAATTGCTAAATGGAATGGAACACGACTTATAATTGATGGCTTCAAACCTTCACAGCTAACTAATAATCATTCTTTTACGTATGAATCTGTTATGGAACCTGATGCTACTAAATATTTCCCTATTAATGTATTGAAAGATATTGTAAGATATCTAGGAGGAAACGAGGCAGCGGTTGATAGTCATAAATGGATTGAAGAATTAATGGTATTATATAATAAAGAAGCAGCAAAAGTACTTATTAAACAGCAAAATGGAATTATTAGAGCACATTCGCAGCCATCGCAAGAAAGGCTGTCGGCAGCTGTCGCTGTTGTTGGACCAGAAGTTGCAGCCAAAATTGCGACAGCCGCTGCCAAATATTTTCCAGCTGCAGCTGTTGCAGCCGACACAGCTGCCAACGCCGATGCCAACAACAGCCTCAAACATTGGTCTCTAGGAAATAGCTTCTATTGTCATGCTACTTCTCCTATTAGAAGATATGCAGATTTAGTAAATCAACGTATCTTGAAAGGGCAGCTGTCGCAAAATAATATGACAACTATTTCTAAATATCTAAATGAAAGACAAAAAGTTATTAAACAAGTTGACCGTGATATATTCTTTATTAAACAATTAAAGGAAAATGGAAAGATACAAAAAGGAACCCTACTCTGGAAAACAGATAAGAGTTCATGGAAATTATGGGTACCTGCTTGGGAACGTATGATTACTTACAGACCTGGGCTATGCTATGAAGACGACCATTGTGTAGATTTGAAGGAAGGGCTTGAAGTTAATTTTACTATATATTTTGACCAAAACCGCCCAAATTGGAAGCAGCGTTTAATTGTTCAGATTTTGGGAGATTAAGTGGGAGATTAAGTGGGAGATTAGGTTGAGGTTTACTTTTACTTCTACTCTTCTTTTCAGTGTGGCCAGATTTAACAGCAGAAGTTTTACCACCATAACCCCTTAATTTACGCATACGCGTATAAAAAAGATTAGCAAATTTTTCACGAGGAATATGACTAACAGCTGTCTCACGTGTATCAAAAAAATCTAATCTAATTGTTGGCACCTTTCCAAATATGTCATCCGTGCTTATATTACGTAGGTCACCTAAATGTACACCCTCTTCAATCCAACGTATTATTTGGTCTTGAAAAATTTTACCTTTCATTTTGTATTCCTCAACCCGCGCAGATGGTATCTTTCCTGATAATACTACATCAAGCTTCAACGCTGCTATTTGTATTTTTTTCTTCCATTGAATTGTTCCTTGTTGTTCGCTATTCATATTACTATAATCCAAGATAAAGTGAATCAGGTACAGCCACATCACGCACTAATTGAATAGACTCCAATTTCTCCAATAATCCTACATTATTATATAGCGTAGCAAGTGCTTTCAACTCTTCAACCAAGTTTGCCAACTTCAAAATACCACGCATAAGATTTCCTTCATATAGCCCAAATTCTTCACACAGTACCTGTACATTTTCCCCATTAGACCATCTATATCCAATCTCAATCCAAGGAATAGATAGACTCCAATATTCAAGTGGAGCCGTAGGTATATACTTTAACTCAATGTCAATTAACTTATCCTTAATACCATGTAACACCTTAATAGTATCAATTACATTTTGAGTTATATACAGTTCTTCAAGTCTCGGTGTCTTTTCATCTGCAACATCCTTCTCACTTAAGAATGTACCCAATACACCAACAATCTCCTCCGCAGTTAATCTATCTAAATGTCCATCAACATATAGACGTGTCATAAGAAGTGAATGACCTTCATTAATTTCTGTTGCCATAACACCAAGAGGTGTAAGTGTTTGTCCGTCTTCTTTTAAGAACTCAATCTTCTTCAAATATTCAATCGCAGGCTCTAATACACTAATAGGATTTTCTAATTGTTCCTCCAAGTCACCAACATATTCCATCAGAGAATCCCGCTCATTCATATGTTTCTTCCATTGAGTCCATAGTTTCCATCCAGATTCCCATTTAGGGCCCATATGTTTATCTTTCCATTGGTCAAGTGTTTTTTGAGCGGCTTTTCTGGCAGAATTTGTGGAGCTTTTAATGCGAACTTCTAAATCATTTCTAAAAGTAAACTCATCAATCATCGCAGCATCCAAAGGAACATCCGAAGCCTTTTTAGAAGCCTCATCGGCTTCTGCTTTCAGGCCGAGTTTCCTACCAAGAGCCTGCTGATACCAATAGGAATTATCCATAATTGTACGCCATTGATAAGATCCTAAATGGAATGTTTTAAGAATAAATTCATATCCAAAGTTCATACGAGATGAGACTGATGGCATCGCACTTTTCATTACGCGCTTCATATCATAACATGTAATTGGATCTCTGTCAGGTAAGTAAATAACCGTACCAACTTTATCAAGCCCCCTGCGGCCTGCACGGCCTGCCATTTGAATATATTCATCTGTATTTAGAAGTCGTTGACCTCCATCATCATGCTTTGTTAGAGAAAGAAAGATAGCTGTTTTAGTTGGCATATTAATACCAACAGCAAATGTTTCAGTACAGAATAGAACCTTAATGTAACCTTTAGCGAAAATTATTTCAATAACTTCTTTTAGAATAGGGAGTAGTCCTGAATGATGAAAAGCAATACCACGAATAACAAAGTCTCTTATACGCCAAAATTGCTGCAGCTTTTCAAGCTGTTGTTTATGTTTTCTTAAATGGAAATCAAATATGTGGGTGACAGCCGCAGCATCGCTGCTGTCAATTAGGCTCCCTTGAACAGCTGCAGCGTATTTTTCACAGTCACGACGAGAGAAGGAAAACATAAGTGCGGGTAGCAGCTCTTTTTCTTTTAGCATGGAAATAGATGTATTCATTCTATGAGTAAATGAATATGTACGTGTTTTTCCTTCAAGACCACCAATATCACCTGCAGCATTTTTAGCAGCTACTTGTTGTTTAAAATTCTTTTCCTTCTTTTTATCATCATCTAGACCACGCAGCCAACTGTTATATGCATCTTCGTGAAAGGTTTCCTTTGCATCCATAATAGTCATAAGTTCATTTCCACGTAATACATAATGTGTAAGAGGAACAACTCTATGTTTTGTTGGAATAAGCCAGATTGGCTTCTGTTTTAAATCACCCAGCCATGATGCAAATAGGTCAGGACGATCAATAGTAGCAGAAAGCAACACTAATTGAATTTCACGGGGCAGTAAAATCATCGTCTCCTCCCATACACGACCCCTTTCCTTATTATTAATATAATGAACTTCATCAAAGATAACAGCATCAAGACCATCAATATTGAGAGAAGCTGAAAGTCCAAGAGAAGCGGTTGAAGTTCCTTGTTTATATAGAAGATTACGTAGGATTTCAGTAGTCATAATGACAATAGGAGCATCGGGTTGGAATTTAATATCGCCTGTCATAATACCAACACGTTCAGCCCCAAATAGATTTTTAAGGTCATTAAACTTTTGATTACTAAGGGATTTAATTGGAGTTGTATAGAAAACTCTGCGTCCTTTTGCGAGACTATGGGCAATCTGATATTCTCCTACAAGAGTTTTACCGCTGCCTGTTTTGGCTGTAACAAATACATTTTCACCACGGCAAATTGCTGCGATTGCATGCTGCTGAAATGGATCAAGGGGATACTTGAAGTCCATTGCAGGAGCATGCAATCGCAGCAATT